CTGGCAGCGTCCCAGGCAGCGTCCCTGGCAGCGGCCCCGGCAGCGTCCCAGGCAGCGTCCCAGGCAGCGGCCCCGGCAGCGTCCCAGGCAGCGTCCCCGGCAGCGTCCCTGGCAGCGGCCCCGGCAGCGTCCCAGGCAGCGTCCCAGGCAGCGGCCCCGGCAGCGTCCCAGGCAGCGTCCCCGGCAGCGTCCCAGGCAGCGTCCCAGGCAGCGTCCCGCCGCTTCCTCGCGGCCTCACGTGCCGCTCGGACCACCGGCACCGCGGCCTCTACGTCGTCCCAGCTGGCGCGCCGAGACAACGCCTCAAGCTCGACCGCCTGAGCCTCGAGCCCCGCGAGCCGCAGCCACGTCGGCGTGTAGGTCCGGATCAGCCAGTCCGCTGCCATCAGCCCGCGGGCCTGCTGGTGTCCGTCGCCGGCGGTGCCGACGATCCGCGGTACCAGCGGCACGAGCCGCTGGCGCTTGTCGTCGGGGAGGACGTCGTTCAGCGCTCGGCCGAACGACCCCAGGATCGGGCACGCGCACGCCGGCGTATCGGTGTGGGGTTCACCGGCGACGTATGCCACCGCCTCGAGCAGACAGACCCCCTTGTCGGGCGAGCTGTGGTTGCCGACCTTGAGGTAGGTCAGGTCGAGGAGTTCGGCGCGCTCGTCGATGACCGTCATCAGTCGTCCTCGCCCTCGAGCGGCTCGGAGTACGCCTGCTCGCCGGCCTCGACCATCTCGAAAGGGATCGGCGTACGGCCGGTGCGCTCCTGGACCGCGGCGTCGACGGCGTCACGGACCGACTGTGGGACCTCACTGAACTCGCCGATCGGCTCGATGCGGCGGATCCGTGCCGTGGGTACGTGGGAGCCCGACTCGGTGTCGATCTCGATCTTCGGGCAGTCGATCCAGACGACCGCGACTAGGAACTCGTCGGGGTGTTCCTCGAGCCACTCGGCCCGAGCGTCTATCCCGTTCGTCTCGGGGTTGCCTTCGAGCTTGCTGCTGAGCTTGACCTTCGCGCTCATCTATCTCTTCTCTCTGTTGTGGGTGGGTGCTGCTGGGAAGTCAGAACAAGGCCGGGTCGGGTGCTGGCGCGGGCTTGGGTGCAGCGGCCGGCGTGCGCTCGCTGCAGGTCGCGTGATGCACGACGAAGCGGTAGGGCCACGACGGGTCCGCGGGCCGCTCACGGCTGATGACATAGCCGCGGAGCTCCTTCCCGCCGACCGCGCTGCTCAGCGACATCACCAGGCGGGCGCAGACGGTGCCGGTGGCGCCGGGCTTGGGGTTCACGGGCATCAGGGAGCCGGAGTCCAGGCGGACGAACCGGATCGGGTCGGCACATGCCCGGCATTCGCTCAGCCTTGGCAGTTCGGCGCTCATCCGCAGATCTCGCTCCGCTGGTGCGCGCGTACGAGCGACACGACGTCGCGGATCGGCATGTCCTCGGCCTTGACCGAGACCTGACCGCAGAGCGCACACCGGACGGTGCCCGAGATGGTGACGGCGGGCAGGGGCGCGGTCACCACGGCCGGGCCAGGTCGACCAGGGTCGACACCCCGGCGTGCACGTCGCTGATCTCACCGATGAACCCGTAATGCACCCGCGGCCGCGACGCCGGCAGACCACGCACCAGGGCCCCGTCGACCTTGTGCCGTGCACCGTTCCACCCACGGAACGCGCCCGGGGTGTTGAAGTCGGCGAGCAGCACGACCGGGCACCGCTCGCCCTTGATCGCGACCCGGATATCCGCCTCGCACGCCGCGCGGTCCCGCTGCGGCACCGTCCTCTTCCCGGCCGGGAAGTGCGCGACGACCACCCGGACCTGCCGCCTGGTCGGCTTGTGGGTCACCCATGCGTCGACGAAGTGCAGCGTCCCGGCCGACCTGGTCACAGAGTCGATCTCGGCCTGCTCGTCGAGCTCCCACTCGGTGCGCTTCAGGAACAGGACGTTCCCGATGGTGGCGCCGCTGGGGAACTCGTCGTTCGGGGTGGCCACGACCGGGAGCCAGAGCTCGTGACGCTCGATCACCCGGCGGACCTGCACGCCGGAGACCTCTTCCCCGCCGATCATGCTGATGTTCTGGGCGTTGGCTCGGCGGATGGCCCACGTCATGCGGGTCGCGGCGGGCGCGAGGCCGGCCTTCCGGCCGCCGGCGTGCATGCCGGTCGGGCTCTTCCCGCCCTTGAGGTTGGCGGTCATGAGGCGGGTCTGGGTGTTCTTCATGCGGGGAGTCCGTTCGTCAGGCCGTAGGAGCCGGCGGCGATGAGTAGGAGGGCGAGGAGGAGCCCGAGCAGCGCGCCGGCGTCGGCGTAGCCGCGGGCCCATGCGAGGGCGGCGAAGGCGCAGCCCGCGGCGAGCACGATGAGCGGGGCGAGGGGGCTCACTGGTCGGCGCCGTCCTGTGCGGCGGCTTCGTCGATCGCGTCGAGCAGTTCCCACAGCTCGTCGCGGTTCTTGGTCCGCGCGAGGGTGTCGATCAGGCGTGAGGCGTCGCGGCCGTCCAGCTCGTCGAACGAGGAGATCGCGCGGCCGACGATCTTCGATGCGACGAGGAGCCGCTCCTCGCGGTCCTCTGGGTCGATGCCGCGTTCGTTGAGCGACGCCATGAGCATCCGCATCTGCGGCCGCGACGGCTTCCGGCCGGAGCCCGGTGCGAGCTCGACGACACGGGCCTCTTCCTCGGCGGGCGGGTCGTCAGAGGGAGCGGGATCCTCAGGCGCGCTCTCGGCACTCCCGGTGACCGGAGCCTCAGCCGCGTCCGGCTGGCCCTCCCCCGCTCCCTCCGTCTCAGGGTCAGCGGGAGAGTCCGGAGCTTCCCCAACGGACTCCCCCGCCGACGTCTCAGGGGCACCGGTGGGCGCCAGGTCCTCGAACCCGTCCTCACCCGGCAACGGCGGCCCAGCGGGCGCCTGCGGCTGCTCGGCGGGCGGCGGAGCGGCCGGCAACGCCTGCTTGGCCGCGGCCCGCTTCCGGGTGACCTTCGTACTGCCCTGTGCAGCCTGCGGGAACGTAGCGGCCCCGTCCTCGTCGATCATGTCCTCTGCCGTTGCGAAGCCGAGTACAACGTCGGGAAAGTCCCGATCGCACAACTCGCCCGAGCAGCGCGCCGTCAGCATCTGCCGCGGGTGTGCCTTCCAGTTGTCCTTACCGAGCAGCCCGGCAGCGCGGGCCATGTCGATGGTCCACACAACCTCGGAAGACCACCGCTCGGACCCCCGCCGGCGCGAGCGCATCCGGCAGATCGCACCGGTCGACTCGAGCGTCTCGATCTCGTGGCCGGCCGCGAGGACCAGTCCGCGCTTGCCCTTCGCAGATAGGGACGGCGTCCCGTTGACGACATACGTCTGCGTCAGAGAGGCCATAGGGCCGAGCCCGGTTTCCCTGCCGTAGACGATCGCGGCGGTAACGGCGGCGGGGTTCCCGCGGAGGGACTTGGGCACGAACTCTGTGTCGGCGACGTATGCCGCGAACTTCGCGACTTCAGCGATGACAGCAACCCAAGAGTCAGTGTCAGCGCGCGCGATCTCTCGCTCGGTTGGGACAGCGGGCAGGTTGGCGTCGGTCATGAGGCTGCCTTCGTTCGGACACCGGTGTCGGCGCGGTTGCACGGACGGCAGGAGGGGCGGACGGTGTCGAGGGTGTGAGTTCCGCCGAGTGCTACTGGCGGCTGGTGGTCGAGCTCTTCGAACGGGCCGCCGCAGTGGGCGCAGGCGTCGCCGTGGCGCTCGATGACGTCGCTCTTGGTGAAGTGCTCGACCACGACCGGCACGCCGTATTGGCGGGCGCGCACGCGATACCCGGACTCCCACCTGACATGGGGGTTGCGGGCCCTGTACGCCACCTCGCTCGCCCGGGCGCGCTCGGGATCGGCTGCCCGCCATGCCGCGGCCGCCTCACGTGCCTTCTCGCGGTTCTCCGGTCGAGCGCGGTACTCGGCGTTGTAGGCCCGGTGGCACGCCTTGCACCAAGGGGATAGCCCGTCACGCGAGTGCCGGAACTTGCTGAAGGCGTCAAGCGGCTGTGCGGTGGAGCACTGCGTGCAGGTCTTCGTGTTCATCGGTTGTCCTTCGGGAGGGTGAGTGCGGTGAGTCCCCACGCGAGCAGCGGGGCGACGATGAAGCAGAGAACGGCGAGCAGCGTCACGACGCCGCTCCCATCTCGTGACGGGCCTGCGGTCCACAGGTCGGGTGCGCGGTGATCCCGAGCTTGAGGAGCGCGCGCGGCATCGCGATCCCGCAGCCCTCAGAGCACGGCCTCCCGAGCTGGTCGGCGGTGTAGTGGCGGCGTTGCCGACGCTGGCGGGCGTCCTTCGCGGCCATCGCCTCGGGCCAGGTGGCCATCAGAGCTCGACCTCGCCCGGCTGGACCGCGGAGCCGACGAGCGGCCACTCCTTCCACGACTCCCGAGAGCGGTAGACCTGCAGCACGTACAGAAAGTCGCGGAACACGCGCTCGTCCGCGGTGACCTGAACCATCCGCACGTCGTCAGGCAGGACGTGCGCGACGAACACGTGCTCGACCTCCGGCGTCGCGACCTCGTTGCCGTCGCCCAGGTGGATCAGGTCGGAGTACCGGTACGCCGCGAGCTGCAGCCCGGTCTCGTCATAGACGCCCTTGCCCGTCTTGATATCGAGCAGGCACAGCGCGCCGCCGAGCTTCCCGACCGTGGCCCACAGGTCGGCGGTCCCGCCGTACTTGTGCTTCGTGTGAGCCAGCGGCGTCTCCGTCGCCAACGTCTCGACCTGCCACTTGTCGAGCCACCGCGCATAGGCCTCGACCGGGCCGCGGTGCTCATCAGGCACATGCTCGGCGCTCCCCGAGTCCGCCACCTGCTGGCCGAGAGCGTGGATCTCGTTGCCGCGGAGCGCCGCCGCCTTCACCTTGTCGCGGGCGCCGTACCGGATCCGCTCGAGCCGCTTCGAGATCGGCAGCTCGGCGAGCTCGTCCCACTCGTCGATCGCGCGCTTCGCAGCCTCCTCGGCATACCAATTCATCAGCGCCGGCTTCGACAGCACGTCGATCGCGGTCGTGACGCCAACGAGCTTCTCGCCGTCCAGCTTGTAGCCATGGCCACGGCCGTAATTGCGGCGCACCAGGCGGCCGGTCGCGACCTTCGCCTTCGTGCTCATCGGGTGTGCAGACGGGCTTCGGTGGTCTGCATCCGGTCGGCGTCGTGCACCGTCATGTCGTGCGGACGGTGCTCACCGCCAGCGCAGTGACGGCCACGGCACCGCGGGTGCGCACAGCTCGGCCGCTTGGACGTCCGGTTGCCGTCTGGCATGCGGAGGTTCTGCTGGGACACGGGGTCTCCTCGGGGTGTGGGTGGAGGCGGACCCGCGGACGGCGGTGGCGCATGGGGTCGCTGGACAGACCGCCGCCCGCGGGAGTCAGGAAGCGGCGGAGGCGGTCTGCGCTTCGGCCTTGGCTCGCTCGACCTCAGCGCGGGTGATGACGTACGCCGAGGTCTTCCCGCTGCCGAGCTTCTGAGCGGCGAGCGTGCCGGTGGTGATGCGGTGCTGCACAGCACGCGGCGAGAGGTTCAGCGCCTCAGCGGCCTGGGCGACCGTCATCAGATCGTTGGTGGTCATGACGGGAAACTACGTCATGACACAACTACGACGTCAACCCGAACCGGGCGTGTCGTTGCGAATATCGAGAAGTTGTCGTAGTTTCGTCACATGACGACTAGCCCCGAGACGGGACACATCCCGGAGTGGACACGTGGCGACCGCCTTCGGAAGGCGCGTCAGCTCACGGGCATGACGACGCGAGAGTTCGCCGCTCAGATCGGCGTGTCACAGAAGACGATCACCGACGCCGAGGGTGCTCGCCACCTTGGCCACGATCCCGCTCGCCCTGCTGGCGCTGGTCCGATTCCGCGAGGACGAGCAGCGCGACATCGGCTACAGCAGCGAGGACGTGGACGGGTTCGGCTCCCTGACCTCGCCACTGACCACGTTCGCGCAGCTCATCGCGACCGACAACTCCGACGCCAACGGCGAACCGTTCCTCGCCTCGTTCCTGTTCTGGATTCCGCGCTCGATCTGGGACGAGAAACCCCAAGGGTTCGGGACCATTCTTACCGCCGACCTCGAACCCCATCTCCTGTCTACGGGGCACTCGATGGCAGCCCAGGCATCTGGGGAATGGTTCTACTCGTGGGGCTGGTTCGGCGTGATCGCCCTGGTCCCGGTCCTCGGGATTGGAAGTCGTGTCCTGGACGCGTGTTTGCGTCGGCTGACCGAGCACCCGATCCGCGACCGCCGCGACCTGTTGCTGCTGACGATCGTGACGTTCATGGCTGCGGAGGCAGCCGTGCTGCCGTGGAACGGGTCGTTCACCTACTCCGCGAGGGCTGGCCCCAAGGTCGGGGTGCTCGTGGCGGTCCTGGTCCTGTTCGCTTGGAGGCGGCGAGCCGAGGCGGCCAGTCGGAAAACCAGTCCGCCGCAGGATCAGGCCGGGGCAGAGATGTCTAGATCAGGTAGCCGATGAGGTCGACGGCGATCGTCTGACTCGTGCCTGTGGCGCCCGTGTCGACGCCGAGCTTGACCACAGCGGCGGCAGCGTTCTTCACGGCCAGCCCGGATCGCGTGAAGTGCCATTCGGCAGTATCTGTGGTGAGGCCGGTTAGTGCGGTCGAGGCGAAGTTGTCGTCCTCACCGGCCGCCACCCCAATCCCAACAGTCGGCGCGACCGTGATGGCCGTCGCTGCCGTGCAGCGGATGACGGCGCGGGTGATGACAGCCGTCTTCCCCGACGGCACCGTGTAGAGGGTCGTGGCCGCGACCGTCTTGGCGTTGATGCCCGTGACGGTCGCCAGGCGGCGCTCGGCGGGGGCATGGTTGACCCGGAACCAGTTGGTGCCGTCGCTCTTGAACAGCGCGCCCTCCCGCTGCACCAGGGAGGCCGACGTGTCGCCATCCAGGGTCGCGGTCCCAGCGGATACCACGCTCGCGGCTGCGGCTCCGATGTTGTAGATGGTGAACTCGCGGCCGATCGGCATGTCTCCGCTGAACAGCAACGCGGTGGGGTCAGGGAGGGTGATAGTGCGCGGGATGGCCGAGTTGACGAGGATGGTGCCGTGACTCGGGTCGAGGGTCAGGTTGGTGGCCGTCGTGGTGACCGCGTTGGCGAATCCGCCGCCGTGCTTACGGATGGTTCCCGCATTGTTGGGGATCACGGCCACCCCGTAGACACCAGCGTTGACGATCTTCCCGACGTCGTGGCCGCTGTACCCGGCGTCGATGGACAGGTGGCCCTTGCCGCTGGCGAACACGGCGACACCGGCAGAACCGGACTGGTCGAACTTGATCGCCCGCGAGAACGATCCCGTGGTCTTGGAGAACTTGAACAGATGGTCGGTGTAGGTGTTCCCGGCAGCGTCGTGGTCGACGACCTGCTCGAGCGTCGGGATGCTCGCGGAGTACATGTGGATCATGCCGCCGAGGTTCTGCTCACCGATAACCCGCTTGAATGACCACTTGGTGAAGTACGTGGACGCTGCGGTGACCTCGGCCCGGAAGAACGGCGTCGTGTTCGCCAGGTGGGAGTGCCACAGGCCGCCGTCGAAGTCGACGGTGTTCATCCCGGCGGCACTCGCACAGACGAGATCGATCGCCGGGACAGTAGCTGTCGCCAGGCGCTCCATGTGGACGTTGGCGAACTTGGTGCCGAAAAAGTTGGGGGTGCCTACCGAGAGCATGTAGAGGATCGACTTGCCTGCGTCGTTGGTGAACAGGGCGCAGTCGCGGAACTTGCCGTACACGAACCCGCCGCCGCCGCTCATCTTGATGAGGTGGTCGCCGCCAGCCGCGTTCTCCATGAGAGCGTTCTCGAGGCTGAACCGCTCAATCCAGGTGGTCAGGTTCAGCGCCGGAACCGTGAGCCACTTCAGGCGGGTAGTCCAGCCGGTGCCTCTGATACCGAGGTCGTTGCGAATGGGCCAGGTCGTGTCGAACTGGTAGGTGCCCTCCTCCGGGAATGCGAGGAGGACGCCGGCCGTGTGGGCGGCGAACAGTGCCGTCATCCCGGCGTCGTTCTGTGCGGCCGTGTTGGCGACCAGAACGCCGTACTTGCGCACGTTGACGGTGACCGGTGCGGAGAGCGCAATCGTGGCCGATAGCGCCGCGCGGGTCAGTGACGGAGTGGTGTCGTTGATCCAGCCCTCGAAGGCCGCGTCCGAGCCGCCCGGGGCGCCAGTGTCACCCTTGGCGACGAGCAGCTCCCACGCGGCCGCCACGCCCGGCTCGTCACCGATCGCAGGGTTCGTGACTGAGCGCCACGCGGACCCGTTGTGCTCGACGAGCGCATCGATCGGGTAGTCGGTGCCCACGTCCCAGGCGCCGTAGAGACCGACCGCCGCGCCGGGCACACCCGGCGTGCCCGGGTCGCCCTTCCGACCAGTCCGCAGCGCCGGCCGCATCGAAACGGCACGCCCTGCAGGCGTGGAGATCCGGTACTTCGCGCCCTTGAGTAGCGTCGCCTTCATCTCAGGCCTCCTGCCAGATCGTGAACACCGAGTTCGAGGGCATCCATAGCTGTGCGATGTCGTCGCCGTCGTCGAGGAAGCAGCCCCACACACACCGGCGACCAGAGGCCCCAGCCGACCCCGCGAGCCCTGCCGTGTCGGCTTCCTCGAGCCGCAACGTGAACCGGCCCAACGTCTGCCCGGTGATCACGAACGTGGCGACCAGGACCCCGCCGAGGGACTCCCACACGTTGCACTCCCCGCCGATGCCGGTGAGGTCGATGGGGACGTGCGCCTGGTCTTCGATCTCTTCGAAGGGGTGTTCCCAGGTGGCGCCCTCTGTGCCACCACCTTCGAGCCCGTCGTCCCACGCGGCGGGCTGGCACTGAGCCAGGATCGGAGCGAGTACGCCCATTGGTCAGTCCTCCTTTTCGTTGTCTATCTCGGTCTGCACGATCTCGCCGCGGAGCTCGACGTCGCCGGCCGGGAGGCTGAGTCCAGCGAGGGTGAACCCGGCCGCGACCTCCGCGCCCCACAGCGTCAGCTCGAGGTCGCCGATCCAGTCCTTCGCGCGGGCGTAGATCACGACCGGGGTGCCGAGCACGTTGAGGACGTAGATCGCGGCGCGGGCCCACCTGGGCAGGTTGAGGGTGGTCGTCATCGGCGGTTCTTCCTCTCTTCGTCGCGAGCGCGGGCGGAGATCAGTCGGCGTACGCCGCGGCGGATCTCGGCCATGCGGTTGCGGGTTGCGTCGCACGGGCAGTCCTTCGCCGCGAACAGGGAGTGCGGGACGTAGTCGAAGCCCTCGGTGATGGCTCCCTGCTCGACCATCGCGGCGAGCAGCTGCGCGATCGCGTTCTCAGCCCTGTACGACAGGCGGCTGTCGGGCATGCCGAGCACGGCGATCGCGCGCGCAACGAGGTTCTGGTCGTAGCTGTAGCCGTGCACGCCCTTGTCGTTGACGGTGTGCGTGCCCTTCGCGTCGAGCGGCTGCCCGACCGCGACCATCCCGGTTTCCATGTCGACGACGAAGTTGTAGGAGATCCCGGACTTGAAGCGCTCGTATCCGATGCGCTCGACGGTGCGGACGTCGGCCTTGAAGTCGCCGGTGAGCGGTCCGTGGTCGAGCGTCACGGTGATGTGCTGGACGACGGTGTCTGCTGGCTGCGTGGCGCGCTTCCAGATCCGGCGCCAGGCGTAGACCGCGGCGTAGCGCGAGCCCCACTGCTTGCGGCTCAGGATGGTGACGCCGCGCTGCTGAGCTCGGCGTACGACGCGGGTGGTGATGGTGGCCATCAGGCCTCCTTGGTTGCTGGGTTGTCGGAGTCGGGTGGGTCGTCGCGGTCGGGTCCGTCGTGGAGACGGCCGATCCCTTCCCACATGGCGGTTGATTCGAGCTGGGTGGCGACGCGTTCGACGCGGGCGTTCTCGAGCTCGGTGATCCTGTGCTCGTGGGCGGCGAGCGTCTTCTGCTGGTCGGCGATCTGGGCGACTAGGCCCTCGAGCGTGTCGAGGCGGGTGGCAAGGCCGGGCTGGGCGTCGGCGAGCACTCGGCCGGTGGCTTTGGCGACGACTGCGGGGCGGCCGAGGATGGTTTCTCGGATGCCTTCCCGGGTGCGGATGCGGAGCTCGATGCGGGGTTGGATCCACCGAACCCATCCGACGATGACTCCGATCAGGGTTGCGCCGGTGAGCAACGCAGCGAGTAGCGCGTTGGTGCTGTCGAGGTTGACCTCCATCACGGCTGGACGATCTGGACAGCGTTGATCTCGTCGTACGCAATGCCGACCTGCCGGGTCTCGAACTGCACCCACGCGCGGCCCACAGCCGGCCCGGCGACCCGGACCCACCGACGCCCGTCGACGTCGAGGACCACCGACCCGCGCTCGAGCGGCTCGGCGGGCTTCGGGGGCGGCAGTTGCGCGGCGGCGAGCTTGTCGCGGAGCGCGAGCAGCGTCGCGCCGCCAGTGTTGGTCAGGGCGGCCAGGTCAGCGGCCGTGACCTCGGCCGCGGTCAGGACCACGACGTCCGTGACGAGCTCGTCAGGGTGCCAGGTGAACGACTTCACGGGGGTCGCGCTCATCCACGCTGTCCCGGTGTCGCCGTCGCTGGTGGCCATGACTCGCACGCTGGGCCGGCCGCGGACGGTGGCGGTGGCGATGGTGCCGGGTGTCCCGATCATCGACGGCTCCTCATGAGGCATCCGGGAGGACTTGCGGGATGGCGGCGATGCCGGGGACGGTGAAGCCGAGGGTGAGGATCCAGCGCTTCGGCGTGATCTCGTGGTGGATCGAGGTGATCCAGTAGTCCTCGTCGATCTCCTGCTCGGCGTTCTTCACGGTGACCGTGTCGTAGAGGTCGAGCAGCGCGATCGCGGTGCTGTTAATCCGATGCAGCGGAATCCGCACCGACAGCACCTGAAACACGGGGTCTTTGTTCAGGTCGAGGAACGTCTGTGCGAGCGCCTGCACGACTGGGGCTTCGTGGGCGTTGTGAGTGACCCTTACCGTCACCGGACGTTCGCCCCACGCCTGGACCGAGTCGGCATCGACGTAGGGGCCGAACTCGTCCCCAGTGATCCGCTTGACGGTGACCTGGTTGAAGCAGGCGTCCATGTTGAAGCCGGTCACGAACTGGGAGTAGGCGCTTTCGTCGATGGTGGCCACCGGCGTGGTCGGCATGTTGGCGAGGGTGTTGACGATGCCGATGCCCTGGCGGTCGAACCACGCATACGCTGGCGCGTTGAGATCGCGGGCCAGCACGACCTGGTCGATCGCCGTCATGTTCGGGTTGCTACTGCTCTCGCCCTCCATGCCGGGGCCAGTCGACGACAAACCGTTGATCTTCCACGGAACCTCGGCCTCAGAGAAGACCTCCCACAGTGGTTCGAGGGGGGGTGACCCCGTCGTGCTCTCGGTGACCCGGTTCTCGAGTCGTTTCGCGAGCAGGCGACCACTGTCGGCCGCCTCTAGCACCGTCAACGGCTGCGGGCGCGTCGACTCCTCCGGCCGCCGGTCTGTCAGCACGGACGAGACAAGGTGCTCCGAGCCGAGCCGGATCCGGTAGGCGTTGCCGGGCTTGACCTGCGCGTCACGGTCCGCGGGCAGCCTCGACGAATCGAGAACCCCGCCGACCGCGCCGAACTCCATCGGACGCCGTGTGATCGACAGCGATGTGTGCGGACCCTTGATGTCGTCGTGCCACTCGCCGCGGTCGACGATGTCCAGCGCTTCCGCTTGTGTCGCGCCGATGCCGGCCTGCACGTTCCGGAAGATCAGATCTTGGCCCGGCGTGGCCGCGACGCCGGTGTTGGTGGAGTAGTGCCAGAACACGACACGTACTGACTTGACGGCCTGGATGCCGTTCGTCACCTGGACGGCGAAGGACGTCGCGGCGCCAGCGGTCAGGTAGCCGGACCGGCTCGTCATCTCGACAGCCCCGTTCAACGCGAGGCCCTCGAAGCCGACGCGATAGAAGCCGTCGACGTAGGGCACTTCGTACTTCACGGCAACCCATTCGCCGGCAACTGCTTCGTAGCTGGTGGCCTTCGCTGCCCCGATGCCGCCGCTGCCATCACCCACGGTCGCGGTCGCGACGAACTTCGCCCCCGCGATCCCGTGGTCGCTCGGCTGGTCGTCGGTCGACGACGCCGACAGATCCAGGTACTGCGAGCCTTCCCACCCTGAGGTGGTGCCGTTCTCGCCCGACGGGTTGCTGATCTCAGTCACGTTGCCCGTGTTCTGCGCGAACACGCCGATCGAGAGATCCTCGAGGAGCGTCATCCGGTCGCCAGCTCCCGGCCGCCGGCCTTCTCGTACGCCTTGATCAGCGACACGACCTCGCCGCCGATCTCAGCCTTCGACGACCCGACCGGCGCGACGACCGTGATCCGGTACGTGTTCCCGCCAGCACCGCGGCCGCCGTTCACCGCCGGCAGCACCATCGCCCGAGCCGACAGCGACGGCGTCCCGAACCCCTTCACCAGCGCCTCAGCCGTCACCGACCCGAGGCTCTTAGCCCGCGTGTCCGCGAGCCCCAGCTCGAGGCCCCGCATCATGTCCACGCCGATCAACTCGGTCACCTTGGACGGCGACCTGATACCGAGCTCGTCCTTCAGGGCCCTGACCAACGTCCGGGCCAACTTCCGGGCCCACTTCTCGACGTTCGCCGACTGCGCTTCGAGCCCCTTTACGAGCCCCTGCGCCGACGCGATCCCAGCGTCGTACAGGCTCGCGGCGGAGTCCGTGCCGATCTTGGTCGAGATCGCGTCGATCTGAGCTTGAATCGTCGAGAACTCCCTGATAGCCGCAGGCCCGCCAGCAGAGATCGCCTCCGCGATCGCGAGCCCACCCTCGACACCGGCCTTCTCGATCTGCTGAACGAGGGACTCCGTCAGACCGCCCTTGCGCAACGAGGTCAGCAGACCGGAGAAAACCTGAGTGTTGGCAAGCCGCTGCCTGAGCCGCTCGAGGAGCGCCGGCGCATCGTTGAGGGCGCCCTCCTCGGTCGAGAGCAGCCCGGTCAGTGCCGAGTAGTTGCGGATCCCGTCCGCGACCGTCTGCGCGTACTCCCGGCGCTCGTTGATCAGGCCGCGCAGCGTTTCGCGTTCGCGGTCGATCCGCTCGTTGAGCCGGTCCTGTGCCTTGCCGGCCTCCCTGATCGCCCCGTAGCGGTCCTTCAGCGACTTCAGGATCTCCCGCTCGCGCGCCGCCTCGGCCTTCGAGTCCTTCAGCTTCACCGTGCGCTCGATGAGCGTCTGGATCCGGCTCAGCGCCTTCTCGACGCCGTCCGAGCCGCTGGTGAGACCACCGAGAATCGACTCGACCAGGTCGCGGCCTGCCTTGCTCGCGGCGGGCCTGGTGCGGTCCAGGCCGATCACGAGCCCGTCGCCCAGGTCCTTGCCGAGTCGCATCGTCTTCCGCGACGGCGAGTTTGACTCGGCCGCGGCGTGCCCGGCAGCGATCGCGCCAGCGACCGCACTGCGGGCCATGTTGGAGAGATTCGTGATAGCACCGGAGAACCCGCCCTCGAGCCCGGTCTTCATCGCAGCGCCGATCTCGCGTCCGCCCGATGAGGCGCTGCTCCGGCCGCGGCTGATGATGCCCGAGAGACCCGTGAGGAACGGCTGCCCGTTCGGCGCCTGCTCGCCCGCCGCCTTCAGGAACCGGCGCATCGCGGCCGCGCCCTCCTGCGACTGGTCCTCGCCGCGGCGAATGTCGCCACGGAAGAGCTCGATCCACTTCGACGACGGCTTCGCGTTCCCGACCTCGCCGAGATTCCGGTTCGCACGGCGACCCGCGTCCTCGGTGTCCTTCAGGCTCGTGACCAGCCTGCGGACCTGCGAGTCAGTCATCTCAATGTTGTTCGCCCGGAAGATGGTTTGAACTTGCTTCGGGGTCAACTCGTACTGACGAATCAGGCTCTTGGCCTCGCGCAGCGTGACGTCGCCGCCGAGGGTGCGGATCTCGGTGAGGACCCTCTGCGGGATCCCCTTGTAGACGGTCGAGAGCCGCTCTGTCTCGAGTGCGTTCTGACGTGCCCGCCGGGCATTGCGTTCGAGGATGTCGCCCTCGTCGCGGAGCCTCGGCAGCAGTTGGAACAGAACACCCTCGAGCAGCCGGGCCTCCTCGGCCTGCGGCGCCCCGAAACCGTGCAGCCCCTTGAGCCGCTGGTACTCCGCGAGTGCCGCCTGCTGCGCGCCCTGCAGCCTCCGGAGCGCGCCTTCCTGCCCCATCGTCGCCGAGATGATGTCTCGCGTGGAGACGCCGTAGGAGGCCGCCTCCCGGATCAGCCCGGCACTGTTCTCGTCCGCCAGTAGCCGATCCTTCACCCGCTGCCGGGTGGCCGCCGACGCGGCGCCCGTGAGCTGGTTGAGGGTGTCGATGTACGCCTTGGTGTTGTCCTTGGCGGTGACCATCTCGACCGCGGATTCCGAGGTCGCGGAAGCCAAGCCATAGAGGGCGCCGGCGCCGGTGCCGATCGCCGCACCCCACGGGCCGCCTACGGAGAAGCCCAGCAGCGCGCCGGAGGCAGTCTTCCCTAGGAAGCCCAGCGACTGGTTAGAGGTCTGAGCAGCCGCCGACAACGCAAGGATGCCGCCGATGCCGGCCGCGCTCCGGGCGGCAGTCCCGAGCAGCTTGGTCCGCTGCTCCGCGTCCTTCAGCTTCGTGACGTAGCCACCCATCACCGTCGACCCGGCACCGATCGCACCCGTCAGCCGCGGCACGACCAGCGCGGCAAGCGCGGCCTGCGCGGCGAAGGTCTGCACCGGGCCCGGCAGATCGGCGAGCACCCCGGCGGCCCTGCCGACCAGATCGAACAGCGCCTCGAGCGGAGGCAGAACAGTGTCCTTCACGGTCCCGGCGAACCGGCCGATCTCGTCCTCGTTCTGCTCCACCCACTCCGCCGCATTCGCGAGCGCCGGCACGAGGCTGTTGCTCGCGAAGTTCGTCAACTCCGTCAGCACGGGCAGCAGCAGCTTGCCGACCTTGGCCTGCAGGTTCTCGACCTTCGCCGCGAGCCGCTGCTGCGCTCCCGCGTGCGTATCGCTCTCTCGCGCGAACTGGCCCTGAGACTTCGCGGTCTGCTCAAAGATCAGATCGAGCCGAGCCATCTGCTCGGCCTGCTTCAGCGCCGACCCGGTGAGCTTGTCCTGCCCCTTCGCGGCCAGCCGGGCAGAGACGTCGGTCGCCTTGATCGAGACGCCATACCGCTCGATCGGGTCGGTCTCCCCGCGGAGCGCCGACCCGAACGCCTCGACAGCCTCCCGGGTGGTCCCGCCGAAGGTCGCGGCGACGTCGGCCCCGCGCTTGTTCAGTTTGGTCGTGAGGTCGGTGACCTTCTCGAGGTCCATGCCGCTCGAGGCGAGCATCGCGCCGGTAGCGTTCGAGAGTTCGCGGTACTCGTTGGCCGACAGGCCGATTGCGTTGGCCGCCCGGTTGCTCTGCTTGATGACCGTGCCGGCGTACTTCTCGAACACCGTCTGGGTCGCGCCGATCGACTGCTGTGCGTTGGAGGCCGACCGGACGCTGTCGATGCCGAACTTCACCGCGGCCGCCGCGGCAACGAGCAGGCCGCCGGCGGCCGCCCGCTTCGCGTTCCGACCCCACGAGGAAACGCGCGCCTGCGACCTGGCCAGGTCCGACTCGAGCTTGCGGAAATCAGAGCGACCGCGTACGACGATCTCAGGGTCTGCCATCGCTCCTCCTCTGGGCGTCTAGGTCATCCGATGCGCCGGTTGTGTTCCTCGGTGAAGGCACCGATCTCGAGCACCGTCATGGCGTCGTACTCACTCGGCTGGACGCCCGTCGCCAGGCAGAACGCCGCCTTCCGCTGCGCCTGCTGCACCGGAAGACTCTCCCTCGTCGCCGCCGAGAGCAGGTCCGTCGTCAGGATCGGGAAACCCGTCCTCGTCGACCTCCCCCGCCTCTTCGTCGTCGGGGAACAGGTAGTCCATGACCTCGTGCGGCTTGACCGACTTCATGTAGGCGTCGTAGGTCAGGGTCGGCTCGTCTCGCTTGCGGTGCACCCACGCCAACGCGGCCCACAGCCCGGACTTGGGCGCGTCCTTCTCGGTGAGCTTCTCGTACGGGGTGTCGCAGGCCTTCTCGGCCATGTTCAGCTCGAAGGCAGTCAGCTCGTCGATCTTGCTCATGTGGGTGCTTCTCTCTCAGTTGAGCCCGACCCGGCGGATCAGGGATTGAAGTTCGTTCTCGAGCTCGACCGGCGCCTGGTCCTCGATGACGCCCTCAGCCCGGTCCATGAAGTGGTGGCCGGCGATGTTCCGGGCCGGCCATCCGAAGTTCTGCACTCCGGCGTAGACGACGTCGCTCGAGATCTCGACCCCGGTAGCGCCCGGCGCGGAGACCAGTGACCCGGCAAGGCGCGCCGACTCGACCGGCACCAGCGGGATCGTGTCCTCGAGCGCCTCGGCCCCGACCGTCGCCCACGCGGCACGCTGCGCGGCCACGAGACCGCGGCGGAGGGCGCCGAACGCACGCGCTACGCCGGCGTCGACGACCTCGACCGCGATCATGGTCAGGCTTCGACCAGGGTCGGATCTTCCTGACAGTCGAGACGCGCCTCGTAGTTCCACGTCTGACCCGCGCCACCGCCGACCGGGGGCTTGCTCAGGATCTTCACGGTCCCGGTGAAGTGCGGCTCATCGGCCGTCGCCACCGCGTTGCCATGCGGCTTCAGCACGTAGGCAACGACGTCGCCGGCGTTGTCCCACAGCATCCGCCAGAACCCAGCGGCCGAGTAGTCGGCCAGCGCGGCGAGCTGCATGAACCACTGCTTCGGGTCACCGAAGTCGAGATCCGCGAACGTCACATCGGTGTCGTCGGCGTCCTCGTTGTCGAGCAGCACCGACGTGCCCTGTGCCTTGAACTCGTCACCATTGACGAGAAGTGAGAGGTTCTTGCCATTGATCTTGGTCGACATCAGTCAGGCTCCTTCACGGTTTCTTCGATGGTCAGCACGGCGCCGATGAACTTCGCGCCCTGCAGTTGCACGACCCCCGGCTGCGACACACGACGAACGTCGTACCGATCGCTCAGGGCCTTGACGGCGTCGAGGATCATCGAGTCGATGAGCTCGGCGGATTTCTTTGCCGCCTCCCGGTGCGAGACCAGGAGGACGTCGATGCGGGTAACGAAGTGCGCGAACGGGATCTCGTCGTTGCCCGGCCGCCACTCGAGGTAGGGCTGCCCCGGGATGACGACCGCGCACGGCGGCGTGATCGTCTCCCCGACATACGGCACCGACCGCAGCCCGGCCGCCGTGATCGATGCGACGACCTCCGGCCTGACCTCCTCGAACGAGAGGCTCATGCCGACTCCTCGACGACCGGAGTGCCGACTGCGCCGAACACGAACCGGCCGAACCGCCCGATGCCGAGCAGCTTCGCGATGTCCGGATCCTCACGGAGCAGCCCTTGCGCGCCGTCCTCGGTGAACCCGATCACCCCGAGCGGGCTCGTGCGCCGGCTGTAGAACCGGTACGCGAGCAGCGCGGCACCGAGGGTCACCGAAGGCGTCGGGGTGAACACCGGCGGATCGGTCTCGACCGGCGCGGCCACGAACAGGTCCTTGCGCTTGTCTTCGACGTACGACCTGGTCCCGTCACACATCTGCTGCAGAGAGGCATCGTCGATATCTCCGCTGATGTCTGCCCCGAGCACCGCCTTCACGGTCTCGGAGTCGAGCCAGGTCACGCGCTACTCCGTGCGAGCGTCGTCGGCCGCGAGCGCAGCCTCGAGGTCCGCCTTCTTGCGACCCTCGGGCTTGACCTGGTCCGCCTCGTCGCGGCCCTCGTTGCGAGACGCGATCTCCGCCCGCAGCTCGTCCATCGACCGTTCGGGCGCGGCGGTCAGCCCCTCCCGCTCGGCCCGGCGAACGATCGCCTTCGCGAACGGCAGCGCCCGCGGGTCCTCCTCGTCGCGCCGCGGCTGGTAGGCCCCGACGAGCGAGCGGAGGTCCGGAGACATGTCCTCGGCGTCGACCGAGTCGATCAGCGCGTCGGCCTGGTCGTAGAGCGTGTGTCGAGTCGTCATCGCGATCAGGCCTCGTTGACGATCTTCGCGAAGGCCGCCGGCTTGACCGTGCCGGAGGCCATGTAGCCGCCGTACGCCAGCTCGACACCGAACACCTTCGGCTCGACCACGGAGAGGAACCCGAACCGGTCCTCGTAGACCTCGGTCCGCGACTTCACGCCCACGATCAGCGTGCCGGCCGGGAACGACGGGACGATCGTCCGCGGCGTGCGGAGCAGGTTCCCGGCGAACGAGGTCGCGTTCGAGTCGCCGCCACCGTCTCCGGCCGTGGTCGCCTTCAGGTGGTCGATGATCACGCCGAGGGTCGCCCACCAGTCGAGCGAGGCCCAGATGTGGTCCGGGAGCCGACCGGAGCCGGCGTACGCCAGGCCGGCGGCCGCGTACAGCGCCGTGAGGATCTCCTGCAGCGTCGGGTCGCCGGCGAGTGCCGTCTCGAGCTCGACCTCCTGGGTGACCGCGGTCGCGAACGCGTCTGCGGCGGCGTTCTCCGTCTCGAGGCCGTACTGCTCGATGAAGTCGGTCAGCAGCGCGTCCCACACGCCCGGCGAGGTCCAGTCGATCGACTGCCGAGAGACGTTGGCCCAGCCGCCGTAGGTGTCCTTCGCGAAGGGGATGCCCTCGACCTCGAACTGCCGGTTCGCGACCTCCGTCTTCTGCGTCGCCTGCTTGGCCACCGCCACGTGCTGGGTGATCGTGGGCCGCTCGAAGGTCAGGCCGGGGATCCCGCCGAGGTCACGCGCCCCGATCGAGGAGATGAACGGCCGGGCCGCGTCGACGTCGGACATGATCTCGCCGACGATCGTGACCGGCAGGAGGCCGGGGACTTCGTCGGTGGTGTTGTGCGGCGCGGCCGCGCGGACCAGCGAGCCGCCCTCGACGGTCAGGCCGTGCGACCGGAGCCGCGCCTCGGCCGCTTCCTTCGCGCCGCGGTCGAGCTGCTGGCCGCTGCGCTGCGCGCGAGGGCTGGCCTTGTAGGTGTCGGCGAGGAACTCGCCGGCGGTCCGGTACTTGTGCTCACGCTCGTTGACCTGGGCGCCGAGCTGGGTGCCGCGCTGCTCGCCGCTCTGGTCGCCCGCACCGGAGCTGCTCGGCGTGTAGCGGCTGGTCGTCGCCTGATCCGCCTCGCGCAGCTCCTCGAACTCGCGGAGCGGCTTGAGCTGCTCGTCGATCTCCTTGACCCGCGCCTGCGCGGACTCGACATTCGCCCGCTCGCTCTTGGACATGTCGCGCTTGTTGGGGTCCGACTCGACCTCGGCGGTCAGCTTGTCGATGAAGTCGAACTGAGCCTGACGCTCCTGCTCGAGCCGGTTGATGACGGCGTTGCCGTGCATCTGGAAGGCGCCGTGACCGAAGCGGGCACGGCTGCCGGACATGATCTCGTCGACCTTCGAGGCGACGTGAGCCGGAATGACGAACGGGTTACGAATGGTCTTCACGGAGCCCTCCAAGGGGGTCACTCGACGGATGCGTTCTCCGGTCGGGTGCCTCTCGGGTGGTGGCTCCGGGGTCCTCGGGTGGTGTCCCTCGAACTTCTCGAGGTTCCGGCGCGAGGTCCGGGCTCCGGCGCGATCAGCGGCGCGGCCTTCAGGGGTCAGTATGAATCACACGGCTGTCGTTCTGTCAAGCAACGCGCCCGAATCAGCCCGCGCGAAGTGCCTCGGTGCGCGCGCGCATCGCGTCGAGCACCGGGGTCGAACCGGCCGCAGCGTCGCCCGCCTCAGCAGCACGGCGCTGCACGTCGGCCGATCGCACCAGCTCGACGCCGGCCTGCACGTACGCCGGGGTCTGCACCAGGCCCACCGCGCCGAGCCGAGCCTCGATCCGAGTGACCTTGTCCATGAACTCCGGGCCCTTCGATGGCGCCCAGATCTCGGCCTCTTCCCACTCCGACCGGATCGGCGCGAACTCGATCGACAGGCCCGTGAGCCGGTCCTCGTTGGCGTGCCGGGCCGCCTCCTGGGCGGTCTCGGAGCCGTCGAGCTTCCACTCGCCGATCAGGCCGCGGGACTCCTCGATCCACTTCGCGGCCGCGCCGATCGGGAACGACCGTCCGTCGTGGAACAGGTTCAGCGGCAGCGCGCGGGCGGCTTCCTTGATCGACTTCGCCAGCGACCCGGGTGCGAACGCCTCGAGGAACCATCCGATGGAGGCGAACTCGTTGTACGGCACCGCGAGCCCGCGGAGCATCGTGAAGCCCGGCGTGGTCTCAATCTCGCGCAGCTCGAGAGCCGGGAACAGGCGCCCCTCGGGCGCGGTCAGGGTGATGGTCATCGTGTCTCCTCGGGATCGTTCTCGTCTTCCGGGTCCTGCTCGGGTGGGTCAGGCTCCGGTTCCGCAGCGGCCGTCCGTAGCTCGTTGCCGCCCTCGACTGGCGCCAGCTTGAGGACTGTGCGGCCCTCGTTGACGGTCATCACCGGCCCGCCGGTGGCCTTCACCAGCATGTCGACGATCGTCTTCAGGTCGTCGCTCTCGATCGCGGACCGGTCGAACCGGACCTTGCGGCCACGCGGAAGCCAGTACTTCGACCACGTCTCCTCGAACGGAACGACGATCCGGTTCAGCGTGGTCCGCACCATCACCAGGAACAGCACCCCCGGCGTGCGGTAGGTGTGCGAGCTGGCCGGCGCGCCGAGCCAGTAGCCGTCGAGGTTGAACATGTTCGCGACGTCGGTCAGCGACGCCTGACGCGCCTTCGTAGCCTCAGCGTCGTTCGGCGACCAGCCGAGCGGCGTCACGACGGTGCCGTTCGGGAGGATCACCGGTCGACGGCCAGGCCCCTGAAACTTCTCTTCCCACTTCTTCGCCGCGGCGTCGAGCTCGTCCTCGTCGGGGTCCGTCTGCGGCACGGTGACCGCGACCGAGGGCACGTTCCCGCCCATCGTGTCGCTCCGCTCGCGCGCCTCCTGCAGCGCGACCCGGTCCAGCGAGCGGGCGAATCGCTCGATCAGGCCGACACCGCGGTAGGGGGCGAGCGGGTCCGCGCCGTTCGGCACGTGCACGACGTCGTCCGTGTCGACCTCGCGGCCGTTGAGCCACCAGCGCCTGCGCCCCGACTCGACCGCCACATGCCACGACGACGCCGGATACCAGCGACACGCGGCCGGCCACCCGTCGCGGCCGCGGGCGGTCACCAGGTGCGCGGCGTTGCCGTGCACGAGGTAGTCCTCGAGTTGCAGCGACACGAACAGCGGCCGCACGTACTCGAGGTCCGGGTCCTCGAGGAGCCGCGGCCGCTCGAGGGGCATGATCCCGGCGAACATGTCGAGCGGCATCTGCGAGCCGAGGCCGCCGATCAGGTCCAACGCGCGGCCGACGCCGGGGATCTGCCGAGCGGTGTTGACGTCCCAGACCTGCCGGGTGAGTGTCTTCGGGTCGAGCAGTGACGGGTACAGGGCTGTCATCCGATTGCGAACCTTCCAAGCTTCGGCGCCAGCTCCGGCGCGTGGTCAATTCCCCAGCCGGCCATCGTCTGCGCCCCGAGCGCTGCGATCGACTCCCCCGGCTCATCCCAGCGGAAACCCCCGCCGGCCTTCACCCACGCCGCAGCCTCCGCGGCCTTCGTCGCCTCGTTCGAGTGCGCGTGCCACCACGAGCCGGTCTGCAGCTCGGACCGGTGCCGAGCACACGCCGCCGACACATCGGCCTGCGAGACCCGGATCACCGGCAGCCCGGCTTTCTCGAGCTCGTCGGCCACGTCCCGAGCAGCACCGACGTTCGGGATCGTCACGAACGAACCCTCGCTCTTCGCCACCCGAGCAGCGAGGAACCCCCGCAGCCAGCGGGTGCCTGACCGGACCGCGGGCCGCATCGTCTTTTCCACCACGGTCTGCGGGATCTCGACGTGCATCTGCCCCGAATCGTCACGAAACCCGGCCGATACCGCCGAATCCTCGCCGTCCTCGGAGATCCACACCCCGAACCCGACCCGGGCGCCGGCCGGGATCCCGTCCGGGTCGATCTGCCGAAGCCACGTCGCCTCGTCGACCGCCTGCCACTTCGCCGCCAGATCGGCCGCCGACCGGTTGCCGTACGCCCGCAGGAACTCCGACCGGTCATCCATCTCCGACCAGGCCGACACGATCGCCGCCGGCCGCACCGTGAACCCATGCGGACACGGCCGCTTCTGCCGCGGACCAGGGCACCCCGGCACATGACACACCGCCGGGTGATGGTCGATGCACGCCTGCACCAGCTGGTCGTCGGTCAGGTTCTTCAGCAGCACCCCGCCGACACGGTCCGGCAGCGAGTGCTCGTAGTAGAAGATCCCCCGCCGTACACCGGCCTCGACCGCGGCCCGGCCAGCGCGCCGAACCTGGTTCAGCCACGCCGACTTCTCGGTTCCGGCCGTCGACATCTTGAACGACTGCCCGGACGACGTCGCGAACGCCGGCACATACCCGGCCTTGATCGCCCGAGCCTGCTCAGCATCGAACGCCCACAGCTCGTCGACGAGCACCAGGTCCGGCGTCTCCGAGTGCAGCCCGTCCTCGTTCGGCGCGAACGGCCGCAGCTTCGCACCGCCCTCGAGCCACCGCAGCTCCTCGTGCATGTTCCCGATCTTGCGGCGCACGTCGTTCCGCAACGGCGTCGCAAGCAGGTCGTCGGTCACATCCATCCACCGCGACCGCGCCTTGTCCCGCGTCTGCGCCGTCATCCACATCGACGCCCGCCGCACGAGTCGCGCCCGGTGCGTCACGATCGGCGAGATCAGCGACGTCTTCCCCGCCCGCCGCTCGAGCAGCGCCGCACCGTCGTCGTACGCCCACTCCCCCGGCTCCGGGTCGCCGGCCTCCTCGGACTGGACCTCAAGGAACACGTCGACGATGTGCTGCTGGTGCGGCATCAGCGGCCGACCCATCGCCCGCGACACCGCAGCCACCCGGCCGCCGTACGTCGGACGCTCAGGAGTGCGAGGCGTTACCCATCTCGGGGGGACCGTCCACGAGCTCGAGGAGAGTTCCTCGCTCGCCGCCGCTGCCGTCATGCCCACCCCCGCTCGGCTTCCGAATCGGCAACGTGTCCAAAACCTCGAGCAGCTTGTCGGCCGCAGCCATCATCGCCCGGTCGTCCTCGCGCGCCGTCGCATCGTCCGCCGCCGCCGCGTACCGCTCCGCCACCAGAGCACGAACCTCGTGCTCCGTCGTCATCCGCTCCGAGTCCCGAGCCTCCTTGAGCGCCTTCCGCAGCTTCGCGCGAATCGGCCCCGGCCGCCGACGTCGAGTCGTCTCCGAGCCGGACCCCTCCGGAGCCGATTCGCCCTGCTGCGTCGCACCCACAGGCCGAATCGTAACCCTCAAGTACCGCTTGAGGGTTGGAAGCAAGCCGACACGCCGCCCTGACCGACCCAGGAGAGAGAGACCCGGTCGGAGTGATTCCTCGATGTTCGCGATCGCGAGGCCAAAACCGAAAGTCGATCGCCGAATTTTCCCGCGCGGGATCTCGCGTCGAGAATTTTTCGCGCGAAGTGACTCGCTCGCCTTCATCGCTCGTCGCCGTCGAGTACGTGGCGGAGTGTGCGCCAGAGGTCGGTGTCGGTGCCGTGCCAGCCGTCGACGATGGCGGTGATGTGGCCGAGGGTTCTGACGGCGGGGCAGTCGTGGTGTTCACCATGCTCGGCTGGGTGGTGTGGTCCAGGGTTTGGCTTTGCGGCCTGCGTTGCCGGGGCAGGTGCAGCCTGGGTGTTGGCATCCTTTGGGTCGGCCGTGTTTGCCGTAGTGGGCTGGTCGCCAGTTGGTGGGTTCCCATTCGAGGTCGGGTCGGACGGATGCGGGTTGGACGTGGTCGAGTGAGTTGGCTCCGTCGTGGTGGCAGAGCCAGCACTGTCGGTCGTAGCGAGTGAGGACCCAGCGGAGTGCGTTGGTTGCTCGGCGTCCGCCCCAGCTCGAGCGTGGCACGGCATCAGCCGGCCTGCTCGGCGGCGTCGGCCTGACGTTCGAGGATGCGGGCGAGGGTGCGGGCGGCGTCGGGGGTGAGGATGCCGGAGATGTGCTGGATGACGACGAGGCAGTTGTCGCCGTGGGCGATCTCGATGAAGCCGCCGCCGTAGGTGGGGACTCGGCGACTGTGGTCGGCGTCTGCGAAGGATCCTTCGCAGCGAAGGCCGGTGGTGTCGACGTGCTCGACGAGGCGGCGGGTGGGCGTGGCCTGCTCGAGTCGTCGGTCGTCGTCGAAGGTGGCGACGGTGCCTCGGCAGATGGGGCAGACGGCGGTGTCGGTGTCGGTCATCGGTTGTCGCTCCTGGTCGAGCTGCTCGCGCGCTCGCTAGTTCCACAGGTACTTGAGTTCTTTGAAGCCATGTCTGTACGGGTGAAGGTTTGTTCCGGGTGGGGGTGATCTGGTGATCCCCCTTTTTCTAGGGGTCTTGATCCCCCTTTCTCGGTGGTCGGATCGGGGTTATCCACAGGGTCGGAGGGGTATCGGGTGATCCCCCTTTGTGTGGTGGTGGTCGTGTCGTTAGGGGTCATTCGGCGATCCCCCTTTTCCAGGTCGCGTCGCGGTGGTCTGTGGTGAGTCGGGTGATCTCGTAGTGGGTGGCTTTGCCTCGGTGTGCGACGCCGTTGGTGGGGGTGATGAGGCCGCGGTCGCGGAGGGTACGGAGGACGTTCTTGATGGTGGCCGGCGTCGTGCGACAGCGGTAGGCGAGGGCTTCGCGGGTGGTCTTGTGGGTGGCGATGCGGGTGTTGTCGCGTGCGGCTTCGGCGAGGGCGATGAGGACGTTCAGCTCGAGCGGGGTGAGGTCGGCGGGGGCGTTGTCGAGGACCTCGCCGACGATGCGGCCGCTCATGCTGTGCCGCCTGTCAGGTCGAGTTGCTGCCAGCTCAGCCGGTCGGCGGCGCGCTCACACTGCTGCTCCCGGCGCTCGATCCCGACCGCGCGTAGGCCGAGCATGCGGGCGACGAGCAGGGTCGAGCAGGAGCCAGCGAACGGGTCGAGCACGAGACCGCCTGATGGGCAGCCGTATTCGACCAGTGGGGCGACGAGGCTGGTCGGCTTCTCGGTCTCGTTGATGGCACGGCCGTGCATCGAGCGGTGGAACATGACCGACCGCATCAGTCGAGGTCCGCCGTCCTCCGAGACGTACTCCGAGGGCCCGCGGGCGCCCTGGTGATGAACCGGCTTCGCCTTCCGCCTGACGGCTCGTGCGGTGACGTCGGACGTGGTCGGAGTCTCGTGATAGATCTCCGACCAGGCGCCGCGATACCAGTGCAGAGCATGCTCGTGGACGCGCTTGAAGCGGTCCGCGTGCAGGCCCGAGCCGTTGTGCTTCTCCCACACGACGTCTTGCGAGAGGTGCCAGTCGGTGAACTCGTCTCGTCGTTCGAGGAACATGCGCATGGAGCCGAAGACCCACATCGAGCGGGCATAGGGCGTGAGGGCAGCGGGCCAGCCGTCCGGCCAGCGGTCCCACGCGAGGGTGGTCTCGCCGTAGGGCGGGTCCGCGACGATCAGGTCAGCGTCGATCGCGAGTTCGGGAAGGACTTCCTCGAATCGTCCGTGGTAGAGGGTGACCAGGTCGTCGGCGTAGTAGGGCTTCACTGGCGGTCCTTCGGCCAGTTGAGGTAGCGCTCGCACGTGGTCGAGCCTTCGCCGTGGCCGCGGTTGGTGATGCCGGCGGCGGTGGTGAGGGTCTGGCAGTGGCGGCAGGAGGTCCATGCGTCGTCGCCGGGTTTGAGGTCGAGCTCGTCGTCGGCCTGGTCCTCGGGCTCGAGGTCGAAGAGTGCCGGCTCGGTCATAGGGCGGCACCGGATTCGATGACATCGGCGAGGATCTCGGCCGCGGAGACCACGTGCCTCGATCGCCGCTCCGGCACCCCGGTCGCGGTGCGGTGGTCGTCGAGGTCGGCGGGCAGCGGCCAGCCGTTGGCCTCGCCTTCTCGGCGTGCTCGAGCGGAGGGCCCGGGCTGGCTGCCGACGCGGCGTAGCAGGGCGAGCACGGCCTGCGCGTTGCCCGCCGTGACCCGGTCGGGACGGAGCTGCAGCGCTGGGCGTGGGCTGGTGCTGCCGAGTTCGCGTGCGATCCATGTTCGGGGGTAGCCGGCGGCGATGAGGGCGTGGATCCGGACCCACGTCAGCGTGGCGTCGATGTACGCGCCGGGTGGGGCGGCGAGCGGGTCGAAGGGGATCGCGGCGATCGCGGCGGCGGTCTCTGAGCGGATCTTGGTCAGCGGGGGGTTGCCGCGGATTCGGTCCTGCCGGTAGCCGAGTCGGATGTCTCGGACGACCTTGCGGCCGATGCCGGCTAGCTCGGCGATCGAGCGGTCGCCGAATCCGATCTGACAGAGGCCGAGGACGCGTTCTCGTGTCTCGTCGACGGGCACGAACGGTTCCCATTGGCCGTAGGCGATGAGTCGGTTTCGGCGGTCGTTGTATTCGGAGCAGGCGAGTCCGCAGACGTAGCAGCGGCAGCCGTCGAGCTTGTAGCGGGCGTACCCGTGGTCCCGGGTCACGTGGGGTCCTTCCAGATTTTGAGGCGGGTGAGATGCCAGCCCTTGCAGTGGGGGCACCGGTAGCAGCGGACGGGCCCGATCCATCGGGAGACGCGTACGGCGGCGGCTACAGCGGCGTCGAAAGTGGGGTAGCGGGCTTTATGTGTGGAGCATTTGCCGCGGTGGGTGCCGACGCGTGGCCGGGGTCGTGTCCGGCGGGGCTTGGTCGGGTTCACGGCTCACGCCGGCACAACGGTGATCGGCGCCAGCTCGATCAGCAGGGCCGCGAGCATCACCGCGGACTCTCCGTCTTTCGCGTAGCGGCCGATCGTCTCGGCGTTCTCGCAGAGTGCGCTCGCGAAGGCGGCACGGTCCCTCTTGACGGCGTCGACGAGCTCGACTGCCTGGTGCTCATCCATGGGTGCTCCTCAGAGTGGGTAGATGCGGACGACGACGCCCGGGACCGGCTTCACGTCGCTGTGCTTCTCGGGATGGACCTGCACATAGGCCTTCCGCGCCACCAGCTCGACCACGGCCGAATCGTCGGGGAGGATCTCGGCCTTCTGCAGCGCATCGGCCACGACGCGGGCCAGCTTGTCCAGATCGCCGGTGTTGTGCCCCACCGGCTGCGCGTCGACGAACCGGGGCTTCAAGATCCCGCGGTTGCGCCCGGTGCCGTAGTGCGCGACCGGCCGCTCGAGCGTGAACGTGCACTCGACCCCGACCGGCTGGCCAGCCACGGCTTTGCGGCTGGCCAGCTTGCGGCCGAACCATCCGGAGAGGAGGTTCAGCCAGGGGGTTGCGGAGGCGTGGGACTCGACGAGCTTGTGCATGCCGTTCTGGCCGACGCACTTCATCGAGCCCTTGGTTTTCGGGTTACCAGGGATCGAGATCCAGACCTCGCGGTCGAGCATCAGCTCGCTCGCTTCTGCTGGGCGTACCGGCGCCGGGCGTACTCCCGGTTGTTGCGGCGTGCGCAGGTGATGCAGACTCGGTGGCCGTTGACCACGCGTGTGTTGCTCGGGCTGAACCGGTGGCCATGCTTGCAACGCGTCTTCGCCCTGTTGAGCGTGGTGATGTTGGTCCCGCGCAGGAGGTTCTCGAGCAGGGTGACCGGCTCGAGGTGGTCGGGGTTGACGCAGTGCCGGACGCGGCACAGGTGGTCGATCGTTAGGCCGGCGGGGATCGGCTCGACCAGTGCCTCGTAGACAGCTCGGTGGGCCATCGGCCGACGCTTGCCGACGCGGAGTCGGCCGTAGCCGTCGTCGGTGAGCTTGTCGGTCCAGAGCCAGCACGCCGAGGGGCTGACCAGGACCTTGCTCGCGATGCGGTCGAGGAGATCCATCAGCAGGGCGGCGGATCGGCGTAGGTGCCGGCCCCGGGCGCGATGCGGGCACGGAACTCGATGCTGTGTTCGTGGGTGGCGAGCATCCGTGAGGCACCCATCTGCGCGACCTCCGCGAGCTCGTGTTGGTCGGCGTGTTCGGCGTCGGGTGGGACGTAGATCGAGGCGTGGAACGTGAGCCCGGAGGGTGTGGTGATCTCCGACGTGTACGACGTCCCCGACTCGCTCACTCCTCCCCCACGTGAACCATGCGCGTGAACAGGTCGATCGCGGAGTCGTGGAGCAGGTCAACGGCGGGCTGCAGAGCGTCCCTGGCAGCGTCCCCGGCAGCGGCCCCGGCAGCGGCCCTGGCAGCGGCCCTGGCAGCGGCCCCGGCAGCGTCCCAGGCAGCGTCCCAGGCAGCGTCCCAGGCAGCGGCCCCGGCAGCGTCCCAGGCAGCGTCCCAGGCAGCGTCCCTGGCAGCGTCCCAGGCAGCGTCCCTGGCAGCGGCCCCGGCAGCGTCCCAGGCAGCGTCCCAGGCAGCGGCCCCGGCAGCGTCCCAGGCAGCGTCCCCGGCAGCGTCCCAGGCAGCGACCCA